CGACAAATCATCGCCATAGCGCGTGAACTCCAAGGTGAATGCCTGCTTGCGCGGGATTCCGCCCTGCAGCAGCGTGGGTTGTTCTTCCTCGATGTCGGTCAGGCACCAATTGCCCAGGACCTGGCCATAGCCGGTGGTCAGCCCCAGCGGTTGCAGCTGGCCGCCGATGCTGCGCAAGGTGTCGAGCTGGCCGAGGCCACCCCGGAACGAGGGGAAAATTGCGCCCTTGAGTGTCAGGCGCTCATCACCAATGCCCACCGCCTGCTGCGCAGAACGCCGGGTAAGGCGCTCCTGAGCGGCCCAGCGGAACGAGGTTTTGCGCCGCAGCTCGTCAAAAGCCGCCGTGTCCAGGTTGAAGTAGAACGGCTCCGCCTTGACGCTCAGAGGCTGTAGGATCAGCAAGTGCGGAAACGCCTTGATAGCTTCCTTAGGCGGGTCTTCCTTGGGGCGGATCGAGGCGCTGGAGAACATTTCCGAAAGGGAAAAATTGGACACCATGCCGCTAATACCGCCGGCCTGGTTGTACTTGTCCGCAATGTTGGAAATGGCCTTTTTTGCCCGGTCTGCCTGCTCGCCAAACTCGGCCACCCGCTCCTGCACTTGCGTGACCGCGTTGCTGGCCTGGTTGTAGACGGCCAACACCTTGCCGACCTTGGCCTGGGCCTGGGCGATACCGCCCATGACCCGGTTCAGCTTGCCACCGATCAGCTCACCCACCACCGGGAGGGTTTCCAGCTCGGAAACCGCTCCTTTCATTTGAGTAACGGCCCCATTCATGGGGCCAATCATGCCGTCCACCGTGCGGCGGCCAGCCTCTCCCGCAGCGGCAAGCGACTTTAGGCTGCCCTGCAGCTGTTCCATGTACGCCATGGGTTCATCCTCCCTACAGGTGCGGCGCGTCGTACAGCTGACGCGCGTTAAGGTCGCGGGTCGCGTCCTGCATCATTTGCATGAAGTAGGGCCGCAGCTCGTTGGCAAGCTTCTGCCGGTCCGCTACGTCCCCCTGGACTGTCACCGGGATGCTCAAGTCAAAACGCTGATCGAGCTTGAGGGATGCCGGCTCAACCTTGGCCGGCGCCGGCTTATCCGCTGTACGCTGGTAGTCACCCAGCATCTGGCCCGCCTGAGCCAGGCCAGGCCCGACTGCGCCCGCCGGCTGCAGGTTGCCCAGCAAGGCCGCCGAATCCCCGGCCGGTGGCCGCGTGAGCGGCGCGCCAGGGAAACGCACCTTGCCAGCGGTCAGCGCCGGCACCAAAAACGGATCCTTGGAATCGGGGTCCTTCGGGTCGTAGGAAACCGCCGGCTCAGCAGGCGCTGGCACGACCCGCAGCGGCTCAGGATCGTTACGCGTAACGACCGGATCGGACGGCGGCCGCGTGAGCGGTGCACCAGGGAAACGCACCTTGTTAGCGGTCAGTGCCGGCACCAGGAACGGGTCCTTGGAATCGGGGTCCTTCGGATCGTAGGAAACTGCCGGCTCTGCAGGTGCCGGCACGACCCGCAGTGACTCAGCGCCGTTACCCGTAACGCGCGGCTCAACGGGTACCGGCGTAACCGGTGCCGCCCCGCCTTCGCGATCTTCTGCAGGCGCACCCTGCTCCGCCGGCAATGCCGCAGGGTCAGGCTGCGCCTTGCTGGCAAACAGACTGCCGACCTTGGCGCCCAGCGCGTCACCGCCAAGGCTCCCAAGGATGCCGCCCACCAGGCCGCCAATGGCCGTGCCGACCACCGGAATGATCGAGCCCAGGGCTGCGCCCAGGGCTGCGCCCGTGGCTGCGCCGGCAATACCTCCGGCCAAACCACCCACCGCACTGCCGACACCCTCGGCCTTTTTCTCAGGCGCCTGGTCGCTGGCCACAGCGCTGCCAATCTGCAGTGCTGCCACCGCAGCGCCCAACACCGGAACACCCTTACCAAAGCTTGCCAGGCGGCCGGCGCGCCCAAGCAGACCGCCGACACGACCCAAGCGGCTGCGCCGAGGGTTGCGCCGTGCGGCGTCCCCTGCGCCGCTGCCCACCGAACTGCCGCCGCCATCACCAGCCCCGGCCTGGGGGTTGGTGACGAATACGCGCTGCACTCCAGCAGCGCCTGCAGCGCCCTTGGCAACGTTGTACAGGCCACGAGCAACACGGATGGCCGCCACCGCCTTGGTAATGGCAAAGCCCCCCGCTGCCAGTGCGGTAGCTCCCAGGGCCAAGGACGGCACCTTTTCGGCAATCCAGCCAATGCCGGTGGCCGTCGCCCGCAATACGTCGGCGGCCCCATCCGTCAGCGGCCGCAGGCCATCACCGATAGCCCGCAGCGCGTCGTCAATCTCGTTGGCGGTTTCTTTCCACTTCTGAGAGGACGTTTCGCGGCGCTCTGCCAGGTTCTGGTCGAGGATGCCCGCCGCGTCTGCAGACTGGGTTTTTAGTTCCTCGTACAGTGCCTTGTTTTGCATGTAAGCCATGAGCGCGGATTTGACCTGCATATCCGCGAACAGGTCGCCGGTACGCATGGCCTCTTCCAGCGCCTGCATCATGCGCTTGGCTTTTTCGGGGTCCGTCTCTTGGTTGATCTTGGCCGCCGCCTCAGCCATGGCAGCGGCCTTTTTCGGGTCGGTCTTCTGGATGTATTTTTGGGCCAGTGCAAAGCTGGCCTCCAGCGTGGACATGCCGCTTTGCAACCCAGAATTGAGCGACTTCTGGTAGTCAATGCCGGCGTCCTTGTACGCCTTAACCGTCTCGCCCGAGCCGATCTTTTCCATCCAGTTTTTGAGGTTGTTGGCAGCCTCGTCAGCACTGCCGGCAGATTTGATCTGCACCTGCAGGATCGAACCCAGCTGGGTGACGGCGTCCATGCCGTAGATACCCTGCTTCGCCATACCGGCCAGCAGTTCGGGGAACCACTTGGCCATGTCGCTGGCCTCGAAGCTACCGGCCTGGCCCTGGTAGGCGATGGCCTCCAGCGCCCGCTGCATCACCACGGGGTCGGTAATCTTGGCGTTTTGCCCCAGGGCGTTGATCATTCGGGCAGTGTCGGTACCGTCCGCGCCCTGCCCCACCACAAACTTGGCGGCCACGCTGGAATAGCGCGCCGCCTCCTGCAGGTCCATACCGGCACCCACCAGGTTGTTGAGGACATCCGCCACCTCGTTGCGCGCAAGCCCGGTGTCCTTGGCCGTGCTGATGATGCCCCGGTTTAGCTCGACTTCCTCGGCCTTGTTGGCGACGCCGGCCTTGATGGCGATATCCCGCACTATCGCCTGATAGTCGGCACTGACCTTGGTAGGCAACGCCACAGCCGCAGTGCCCACGGTGGCCTGCATAGCGGTTGATCGCAGGCCGGCTTTACCCGCCTCGATCTGCTGCAGCCCCTTGGCCTGACGGGCAGCGGTTTGCGCGGTTCGGCCCAGCGTGCGGTAGTGGTCCTCTAAGCGGCCAACCTCTACCCCCTGCTTGCGTAGGGCGGCTAGGTTGCGGTCCAGCTGGTTGCGCAGGCCGCGCGCGCTGGACTCTCCCGCCTCGCTGGCTTTCTTCCACTCATCACGCAGGCGCATGGTTTCGCCAATGACGCCCTGCAGCACCTTGGCCTCGTCGCCACGCTTCTTGAGCTTACCGATTCGGCCCTCAACGTCTTTGAACGCCGCGCCGACCGTTGCGCTGACCACCCCGCCGATCACAAGGCCAATGGAAAACTTGTTGTTGGCCATGGTTTCTCACTCCCACGCAGGCACAGCCCGGCGGCTCAATCAGAGAGCCACCAGACCATGCGAGCGAATGGCATTTGCTCCAGCTCGCTGGGCGAGAACCCGAGTTCTCGCGCCAGGCGCTTGGCAAGCGACTTTTGGAATCCGGGGGTGTTAAACCCCGTCTTGGTGGACCAGGCGAAAGTAGGCCGCGCGCACCCGGTTGTAGTCGCGGATGGTCAGCGAATGCAGCTCGGCCGGCGTGGTTTCGGTCAGGCGCTGGAACAGCAGCGTTTCCAGCTTGCTGTTGTCGTCGCCGGCCTCGGCCTCCACCTCCCGGCTCAGGCGAATCGAGGGCGATTGCAAGGTCAGGCGGTCGACCTTGACGCCTTCGCGCATGATAGGCGCCGCCAGGCGCACCACCGCATGCTCCAGAGTCAGCTTGAGCCAGGCCGGATTCTCGCCGCTGTCATCACCCAGCAGCTCCTTATAGGCCCGCTGCAGGCGGCGGTAGTCGCGCACCTGCAGGGCCGTCAGCTGATCCTCGGTCAGCTCGCACAGCGACCCCAGCATGAGTAATTCGCGCTGTTCGTCGTTGTCGCCCACCTGCAGGCCTACCATGAGGTCTTCGCTCACCGTAGGGCTGCGCATGGTCAACGCCTGCCGCGTCTCGCCGTAAACGTCCAGGGGCACGCTTAGGGACACCACCGCGCGGCCGTCCTCGATGTGGAGCCAGGTTGGAATAGGGTTGAAAATGGACATGCTAAGGCTCCTTAAATGGCGAGGTCAGCGCGAACGCCGGCCAGTTGGTCGACACCGTCGATAACGCGGATGCAGTTCACAGGATCGATTTCATAAATAACGCGGCCGCCGACTTCCAGCTTGTAGTAGCGCACCGCGATGCTGTGCTTCATTTCCGCCTTCTCGCCCGGCTTCCAGTCCCCCGGATCGACTTCCTTGAGCGCACCGCGCAAGGTAGCGACCACCGCCTTGGTGGCGCCGCCCTGCCCTTTGAAACTGCCCCGGAATACGCAGTTGAAACCGGTCTGGTCGAAGTCACCGAAATACTTGAGGGTTTCCCGACGCATGCCGTTGGACGTAAAGCTGGCCTCCAGCTTCTCCAGGCCCATATCCATCTCAATCGGCGCGTCCATGCCACCGCCGCGATACTCGTCGGTCTTGACCGTGAGCTTGGGCAGGGTCAGCGACGGTACATCGCCCTGCAGGCTGACACCGCCCACCGAGGCATTCATGTTGAACAATACTTCTGGAATAACAGCCATTGCGCGCCCTCCTTAGGCTACGTCGAGAACTTGGGTCAGGTATTCGTCGGTCACCTCGATTTCAAAAATCGGGTTCTCGGCAGGCGGCACATCGGTGAAGCGGATCACCCAGATGATCTTGCCCTGGGCCAACTGGCTGGCCGTGTTGCGCTCGGTGTCGGCGTAGACCTCAAAGTCGATCACCGCCCCGGCGGCCTTGAGGTCGCGCATGAAGGCTTGCACCGTCTCGGTCACATCCTTGACATAGCTTTTGGTAATGCCCAGGTCGACGGCCCATTTCATGCCGGCACGCACGGCCGCCATCACCATGTCGACGGTGCGCACCCGCGTGACGAATGCCCACTTGCTATCACTGGACAGCGTGCGGTTGCCCCATAGGCGATAGCCACCGTCGCGAATGATGGTGGTGATATTGGCGTTGTTGAGCAGGTTGGCCCGGCAAGTCGGGTCGTTGTCCAGGTACTCGACAGCCCGCACGGTGCCGGTGATGTTCTTGATTTCCTTGTTGGACGGCGAAGCCCAGAAACCGATGCTGGCATCGGTCTGCGCGAACAGGCCGGCCGCTACCGGCGAACCCGCCAGGTCCTCGTCGCCGTTACTGGTAACGCTCCACTTCTTGACGCCGGGGTCGACCATGTACAGCCGCTTACTGCCAAAGCCCACGGCATAAGCAATGGCCGCCTCGTCAGTGGTACCCGGCCCGTCGATCAGGCCAATCGCCTCCAGCTTATCCGCCAGGGTATCCATGGCGGTGGCCACCGCCTTGGTGGCCGAATGTTTGGGTGCCACCAACAGCCGTGGGTGCTGGTTGAACAGGCTTTTGGCATCGAGCAAGGCCTGCAGGCCGCTGCGCTTGCCATCGGCCGCCACGCCGCCAATCACCGAACTGGTGATGGTGGCCGCAGTGCCGGCAGAGGTGACACCTACAGCGATGATTACGGCCTTGGCCTGATCGAGAATCTGCAGGCAGGCTTTGGTCAGCGGCGAGTTAGGGCCGAACGCCGCCACGGCCTCGCGGTCGCTGACGACCTGCACCGGCGTATTGGGCTCAGCCAGGCCGACCCCTGGGGTGTAAACGTCGACAATGCCGATCACCGACGACGAGGGCACGCTGATGGTGCGCCCCCCCAAAATGACCAGCGAGGTGGTCACGCCATGGAAAAAGTTAGCCATAAATGCTCCCCATAGAAACGAAAAAACCGCCAATGGGCGGTTGAGTTGAACAGCTGGAAATGTGTTGCGCGTTAGCCCGCGCGGAAGCCGATGGCGAACCAGTACAGCGCAAAGTCCTGTACCGAATTCGCCCACTCGCCAATCATGATGTTGAAACTTTGCCCGGTGGTTTTTCCCTCCATAATCGCCGGGGTCAACGTGGCCGCCGGCACCCCTGGGTTGCTCTTGTGGTAGATCACCGGAATGACAATGAACGGCGCCG